TGTTGGCCTTTTTTTGAACCCGATTTCAAAATTGAACAACATGTTGTATTTGCATTTGTAGAAAAATCTCCAATTTGAATATTCTGTTTAATGATAGTATTCTTTTCTAATGTCTTTTGTTCCTTTTGTTGTTCACATTTCAAAGCCTTCTTTTCCTGCTTCTCTAGAAGTTTCTTTTCTTTCTCTTTTTGCTTCTCTAGAAGTTTCTGTTCCTTCTTTTCCTGTTTCTCTTTTTGCTTCTTCTCATTATTATATTGTTTCACTTCAGCTCTAATATGATTTAAACAAAACGACTTGTTCATCATTGGCACCAGTGCCGAATATTTCGTAGTACAAAACACATTCTGACCATCTTTAACATCTACGACCTTACAGCAAACACCCGGCAAAAATGTGTAACCATACGCAGAATAATGATAATTCGAATTCATATTGGTTTTTATCAAATAATTCATGTCATTATGTTCTTTTACCAATGAATTAATACCATATCGCTTTTCATAACCGCTATTTTCATCATACGGCAACATTGTAAACTGAACATGTCTACAATACGGACACCGAATGTAATAATCTACAGCAGCATCGATGAACCGTTGAAAATCAGGTTTAGACAGACTTTCAAGATTGTATGTCCGAAAAATGTATTTTTGTTTACAGATTTCCTTATATAGCGCATCATAATTGTATTTATGCTTACATTCCAATGTCACATTATGTTCTATAAGAGGCATTCCGGAAATTTGACACAATTCTACCTTTTCTTTATCATTATTACAATCTTTAGTACCCAAAGACTTGTATAATTCGTCATAAAAATCAATATTCCCTTCAATTATATATTTTGCCATTTTACGGTTCTTATATTATTATACAAATAATCTTTAAATTTATTTTATTTCATTTAGTATAAGTATGTCACCAAGTCAATGGGGTCCACCTACCTGGATATTTATGCATACGCTCGTCGCAAAAATTAAAGAAGACCAGTTTCCTGTCATATGTAAACAAGTCATATCACATTTAATTCAAATCTGTTTATTATTACCTTGTCCTGAATGCTCGACTCACGCCAAACAATTTTGGTCAAATGTAAATACGGCAAATATTAAGACCAAACAAGACCTTATTAATCTGATTTACGTGTTTCATAATAGCGTAAACAAGCGTCGCAGTGTGCGACCTTTTCGCTATGTTGATTTACAGTATTACAATACATTGAAGCTAATTGACACGTTCAACGCATTTGCTAGAAACTTCAATACGCACGGCAATATGAACTTAATAACCGAATCGTTCCATAGAGGCCGTTTATTACAGACATTACGAGTATGGTTAATGTCAAGTTTGTCTCATTTTGAACTATAAATTATTTTTTAAAATATTTAAAAAATGATTTTAATTTACCGAGCTGCTAACAAGTTCGCCATTTTTATACACCGAACATTTAAATTGCTGTTTTGAGGGCATCGAGCATACTTCGGCATTGGACGCGGCTTCATTAATAAACATGTAGTCGCTCTTTGTATAATACAAAATACTTGCTACCGAAATGCCTGCTGCTATGCCACCAACAAGATCACCTATAATTGATGTCGGTGACAACATTTGTAAACACAATCTTTGCTTTTTAATAAGTAAATCGAATACGATGTAGGTTATAAAAAATACAATAATCCTGTAATTGAATACGGTCGAATTAGTATCATTATTCAATAAAATCATTGGGAAAATGAAGTAGAACATTGTAAATGCCAATATAAATGTGCTATATGTTAGATTTGTGTTTGGAATGAATGGCGCAAATACACCTAAAGTACACATGTTTTTGGGTCCCGTTACTTTGGGTCCACTGTCGCTAAATTTCACAATTACATTTCTTATTGCGGTTACTACAAAGAACCAAAATACAAATACTAATGCCTTGGCTACTGATGATGAAAACACGGACAAAATAAAAACACCTACAATAATGATTATTGGTGAAAAAAACGTAATAAAGTCGAATGCGGTTGAAAGTGCTGATTTTCCGTCAGTATTAGATACAAATATAAGCAATGGGTTTACATCTTTGTCTCCACCGCCTCCGCCTCCACCACCTAATGAACGTGATGATGACATACTACTACTATTTCCAAATCCTGAATCCATATTGTTATATTAACTTAACAAAATAAAATTTAATATTTCGCAGTATTCATTTTTTTATTTTATTTTTTAAAAATAAATAAAATTGAAATTTATTTTCACAAACTTTTTTCTTGTAAAATATTATTACCCTTGTTACAATTATTAAAATTTAAAAAAAGATGACAGATTTATACAGTTACGAAAAAGACGGCGTTATTATTTTCCCTGTTGCCGCGGATTTTATGAGGATGGAATTAGAAGTAGAACTACAGCTAGAAAAAGAAGAAGATGTCGAATATATAGCACGAATTAACCGAGGCATTGTTTACGAAGTTCAAGAGGAACTACCAATCAGTGACGAAGAAAGACAAAGCAGACGCCGCCGCACAGACATTGACAATTTGCGCAAGTTCTTAGTGGGCAAGTATGTGTTTGAAGAGGGCGAGACGCTTGCCGCCTTTGATGAAATAGAAAGCGAATATAAGTGTAGGAGTGTGTTTTCATATATTCAATCACTCGAGGACTATCACGATGTGTTTGACAATTGGTCGCTAGATGACGCCAGTCTATGGGCGCTAGATATTGCGGATTGGCATTTTGGTGTTTTAAATGCTGCGGAGATATTCGCCGTTGTGAATATGATGATGGAGGATATGTGTAAAAGAAATAGTTTCTAAAAATATGTGTTTTACAATTTATATGTGTGTTTTACAATTTATATGTGTGTTTTACAATTTATATATTAAGTTTTAAGTTAATTAATTTGTGTTTTTTGTTTTATTTTGTTTTATTTTGTTTTTGTATTATATATTTAGACGAATGGATTTAGTTATGTTTATTTTCACCGCTGTCTTATTTTTCTTGTTGACACCTGGCATTCTTCTGTCTCTGCCCCCGGGCGGTAGCAAAATGATGGTCGCCGCAACACATGCCATTGTGTTTGCCACCATTTGTACTATTTTCCGTAAAACAGTCATGTCTTGGTTTGGAATGTAATATTTTTATAATCTATTTTATTTTGTTTACTGTTTATTTTACTGTTTATTTATACAAATGGTAAAATAAAATATCTAATTTATATTCTAATAATATAATTCAATACAATATATTTATTTCTTATATCGATTGAAGCGCCTGAACCGGTTGCCGCTGTAGTAAATGTGTGTGTATGCGTGCCATCATTATTAACTGTGATATTTGCATATCCTGTATTAGTTACAGTTCCTGGACGATAATGATAATCATTGTCATAGTCTGTATTAGAACCTGTACCAAATTTATTTGAACTTATTCCCCGATTTTCCGCAAAATAAGCGTCATCATATGTATGCGAGTGACCACTATCCGAAGCAGTATGATTATGTAATCCAGATGTCTCTGTTGTTCCAGTGTGTGTATGTGACGGAATGTGACTTTCTGTCAATGTTACAGAATTTGAACCTCCAACTGAACCTAATTGTTGATTGCTATCTGTTCTACCAATCGGAACTCGTTCTCTTAAATCCGGTAACTTAAATTTTGAAACATCGGACGGAGCTCCATATTTATCTCCTAAAACAGCAAATAAATTGGCATAATTTGTTTGACTTATTTCACTTCCGTCACATATTAACCATCCATTTGGCGCTGTTGTGCCGGCAAATTGGGTTATCATGCCACTTGGTAAAAGTTTTTTTAAAGCTAGTTCATTGATAAATAACTCTCCGTCATTGGTATGTAAAGCGATATTTCTATTCATTATATATAATGAATATATATTTTATTTATTTGTTTATTTGTTTATTTGTTTGTTTGTTTGTTTGTTTGTTTTATAAATATATTTGAATATTTATAAAATGTTATTTAACGACAACTGCAGGATTTGAACCTACGCGCGATTTACACAACAGATTTCAAGTCTGTCTCCTTAACCACTCGGACAAGTTGCCATTATTGGGAGGTCGATGTCTAGTTATTAAATTTAATGTTTAAATAATATCCAGTCGCCTCTAATTAGTTATTGAATATTGTCTTTAAGTTGTTTTTTGGATATATATTATATTCATTCAAAAACCATCGACAAAACATCATTAATATCTTCCACACTTATAAATATTATGTCTTTTGTTAGTTCATCATCTTTATACTTCTCCATAAATGTATTATAATCCTTTTCATTCTCCTTAGGAAATAAGAATGTCTTTACACCGGCTTTTATGCCGCCCAAAAATTTCAGATCTAGGCCCCCGATTGCCGTTATATTGCCCGCCAATGTGATTTCACCTGTGATTGCGATATTGTTTTTTATTTTCATATTATTAAACAAACTATAAATGGTTGCTGTGATTGCCGCACCAGCACTCGGCCCATCTTTTGGTGTGCTGCCATCCGGGCAATGAATATGGAGACCTGATTGGATTGTCGGCTGTATATGTTTCGGTGTCAAATTGTAGGCCAATGTTAGCGCCACATTCATTGATTCCTTCATGACATCACCTTGTGTCCCCGTTAAATGTAATGACATGGCTTTGTCACCAGGTCGCCACTTCGCCTGTATCGGAATGATTCCACCCATACCCAGTGCGTTTGCCCATAACCCGTTCATAATTCCGACATTGGGTTCCGCGTGTATCTTCTTTATTTTGAGCTCGTGCTTATCCTTGAAATACTTGGTCTTAATACTTTCCACAGTTATATCAATTGGTATTTCATATTTTGTGTCAAAATTCTTCAATATATCCAGGTTGATTTCGCCCACAATTTCAAACAATATTTCCTTCAACTTGCGAACACCCGACTCCGCGGTATAACTCTCTATTACATATTTCAACGTATCATTGTTTAGATGTATCATGCCTTCCAATCCCATCTTTTTATACACTTCCGGCAAAATATGTTTATTACATATGGTTAGTTTTTCATCGGTTGTTAGATTATTAAATTTAATACGATGGACACGGTCCAATAAAATGCGGTCAATCGCGTCGACATCGTTGTAAGATAAAATAAAGAGTGCCTTTGACAAATCCAAATCAATGCCCGAGAAATACTTATCTTGGAAGCAATCATTCTGAGCTGGATCTAACAAATGTGTTAGAATACCGACAATCTCCTTCCCATGTTCAGTCTTCGATATTTTATCAATCTCGTCAATAAAAATAATCGGATTCATACATTTCTTGTCCATTAATATCTGAACAATGGACCCCCATGTCGACCCTACATACGTGTAGTTGTGTCCGTGTATACTAGAGCCATTCGCATCGCCGCCCATCTGTATCATTGCGAAAGGTCTTGGAACCCCGTGCTCGTCCTTCAGACAATCCGACAGTCCTCGTTTGGCTAGACTGGTTTTTCCGATCCCGGGAGGACCTTCGAAACCAAAACAGTAGCCGTCTTGCTGCCCGTTGATCCACTGACCGATAATACGTTCTACTTGTGCCTTTGCCTTGTCGTGACCATGAACAGCATTATCCAATGTCTCTTTTACTCCCATCATGTAGCTATTAATTTCATTGTATTTTGTTTCGATTTTGTTCATTTGACTAACAATGTTATTAACAATGCTGTTATTACTAACACTAGTAACAATTGTTTGTTGTTGTTGGACTTTGAATATCTCCAACAAGACACTCTCGTTTTTTAAAGAAATGGTATGATTTATAAAATTATTAATATCTTCAGCCATTGTCGCCTTCTTTTTGTTAGAATGTTTTAAACCAGGGACATTCATTTTGTGTTTTACAATCGTTTCATTGATTTTCATAATATAAGTAACTAGGCCACTTTTATCGCAATCTGCGACAATTTGTTTAATATTAGTTGTTATAACAGATTGGTCTTTTTGCCCTGATTTAGAATTATTATTTGTCTTTATCTTATTCAGGCATTTCAGAATTTCCAAACTGGTATATTTTTCCTTTTTCTCAGGCATAAAGGTTGTTATATCATTTGTTAAAGAAGGTGTCTGTATCAGTTCCATAAACTGCGTCCGAATTGTATCCATAATACACAAAATCGGCTCCTTTCGGTAAACACTAAACGGGATTTTAAGCAGTCCGTCTAGAAACTGCCGCGCTTTGGACCCCGTATCCTCCGACTTGGCCTTGACCTCTTTCAGCTTCTGCATCGCCTTTTCTTTCACCGTATCCGGCGCCTTTAACAGGCATATTTGCTGCTCCAATGGGATTTTATTGATGTCAAAATTCGACAAATCATGTGTGTATTGGACTGTGTTCTTCATCGCATTTCGGAAGCACTGCTTGATTTGGAATGGCAAGCTATCAAACAGCACGGTTTGCTCCAATGTATCCACCGCACCATTCGCGTCATTCGACAGCAAATCATAGAGTAAATACGCCAAATACTGGTTATCGTATTTATCCGATTTTATCAGCAATTGTATAATCGTAAGTCGTTTCGTAAACAAATCGCTTGATATAAAATCCTTCACTATTTGCGCAATGGGTTTCTGCTTGATATTGTTCAGATTGCTCAAGTAGCCCGCGTATTTCGAATATATTTCGTGCGGCTCGTATATTATAAATTCCTTTAACCCTAGTGAGCTAATATATCGGTTAAAAGTGTCGCCCTTGAATTCGGATGAATTTGGCGTGTTTTCCGCAATCGATTTCATTTTCAAACTAACAAAACGGTTGTGTAGAATATCGATAATGACGTCATCGATTGTCCCTGTGATGACAAGGCTCTTTTTATGCTGCGGATTATGGACTACGACTTGTATTCCGTAGACCTTTAAATGAAACGATTTGGTCTTTGTATGTATATCGACACTATCCAAATTCCTGGATGTTTCGGTTAATACGTGTTCATCGCTACTGGCATGCTTCTTATTCTCAGATTTCTTTTCGCTGTTTACGTCAACCGAGTTTAAAATGCGATAGCTTGTTGGATGAAAGTATTTCCGTAGAAGCTCGAATTTATGGCGATCCATGTCTGAAATAGCATAAGTATTGACTGAATTGTTGCCGAAGCATATCCATAAAAAATCCTCGAATAAGTCGGTGCCCGCCATTTTAAATAGAGACGACATTTCGTTATTGATATGCTGTAATACATTTATGATATTGTCGGTGTTTGTCGTGATTTGTTCTACTGTAATTTCTTTAATTGTCTTGCTAAGGGCAACCAAAGTGTTGATACAATTGTTCATTTCGCTGACGCCGATAACGTTGAGCAATTTGTTCTTTTGGACATGTAAAATAGTGCGCTGTATTGTGTCTAGAAAGAATGTGATTTTGCGCTCGATTAGAAGCAAAATGTCTGAATTTGTATTCATCTCCTTTGGTTTGAGTTTACCTTTATCCTTTTCTTTACTTTTGTCTTTATCATTCATTTTATATATAATTATGAAATATATAAAATAATACGTGTTTCTACCTAAAGTTTCTGAAAGATTATCCTGGCAATTTTATGCTGCCAAAAATATTATATATAGAACAATATTAGACACTATTTATCATAATAATATAAATTATAAACATGGGGATCCCGGCGTATTTCAGTTTCATTGTTAAAAATCACCCGTCTATCATCAGAAAATACACCAAGTCATTATTAACTGTCGACAATTTGTATCTAGACTGTAATTCAATCATCTACGACGCTTATAGTAAGATGAAGTTTGACAGTTTGACGGAAAGCGTCGCAATTAGCATCATAAAGGCAGTCATTTCGAAAATCGAGTATTATATTCAGACTATTGCCCCTTCTAAAACCGTGATTATTGCGTTTGACGGCGTCGCCCCGGTCGCCAAATTGGAGCAACAGCGCGCCCGTCGTTACAAATCCGGCTACCAAAACAACATCAGTCGCGCCCTCTTTAAGAAGGAAAAGGACGACCCTTGGAACACGACCGCCATCACACCCGGCACCAAATTCATGTCGGAATTGAATGCGTTAATCAGCGCCAGGTTCTCCGACAAAGCAGCGCCTACATCGATGAAGGTGGATAATATCATCGTCAGTGGCAGCAATCACGTCGGTGAAGGCGAGCACAAATTGTTCGATTATATCCGGCGAAATCCGGCGAAACATGCCGACCAAGTCACCGTCATTTATGGCCTGGATGCCGACCTTATTATGCTCTCGATTAATCATTTGCCCGTTTGTCCTGAGATTTATTTGTTTCGAGAGACGCCGCAATTTATCGGGTCAATTGACGCCAATTTGGAGCCGGATGCGGACTATTTGCTCGACATTCCCGAGCTAACGGAGGCAATTATTGCTCATATGAATAACAATATAGAGCTCAGTAAGGAGCAAAAGTTGAGTGTAAGTCAGCGAAACAAGGTCTATGATTATATATTCTTGGGCTTCTTCCTTGGTAACGATTTTATGCCGCATTTTCCTGCGATTAATATTCGAACTGGTGGCGTTGATAAGATGATGAATGCTTACAAGGCAACAATTGGACCCGATGAGAACCTATGTGACGGCAAGACCATCAATTGGAACAATGTGAGGAAAGTTGTCAAGTTCCTTGCGGCCTTGGAGGAGGAATACATTATTGCCGAACATAAGACAAGAAATTCTAGAGAAAGAAATGGAATGCCGCAAAACACCCCCGAAGAGAAATTCAAGCGTTTCGATTCGACGCCGATGTATGACCGGGAATTGGAGAAATATGTGAACCCTTTTAAACCATATTGGCAATCTAGATATTATAAGGCGCTCTTTGACATTCATTCGGATACAGATGAAGAACAACGGAAGGACATTGCGACCAATTATCTCCAAGGTCTTGAATGGACGATGAAATATTATACGTCCGGTTGCCCTGATTGGAGATGGAGGTATAAATACAATTATCCCCCTTTGCTTCAGGATTTGATTAAACATGTGCCGGTATTTGGCTGCGAATTTGTTCCCGAGAAGCCGCCGTCACCAGTGGCGGATTTGGTTCAACTGTGCTACGTTTTGCCTCGGGATAATCTGAATTTATTGCCACCCAAGTTGGTCAAGGAATTGCTACAGAAACATGACCACTGGTATAAGGGCAATTGTGATTTTGTATGGGCGTATTGTAGGTATTTTTGGGAGGCACATGTGGAAATGAATGAAATTGATATTGATGAGTTGGAACAGTTTATTGCTACCAATCGACACTTGATTGAGAAATAAATGGTTTTATATGTGATGTAATATGGGTTATAATATGGTCTGACATTATTGATAGTTCCTTATATAGTTCTCTATTTTTCTATTTTTCTATTTTTGAAAAGTTTTACAAAGTTATAATAAAAAAAGCCAAAAGTAAAAAGGGAAATGAAAAATGGACATTTTTAGAAATGTCCAAATTTGAGAACCCGAAAAAAGTTTCAAAAAACACTGTTTTTTCACGTTGTGACTGAGATGCTCTAAATTATTTTTTTGGGTTGAAAAAATTGTGACGATATTTTTTCGAAAAATCAATACAAAATGTTTAGGCGATTATTTTGTTGACATATTATATATGGAAAAGTCAACAATTTCTACAAATTTAGCGCCAATTACGCCGAGTAAATATGAGTGTATTTCTTGCTCCATAATCTGTAACAAATTAAGTGATTGGAAAAGACATTTGCTTACGAAGAAACACAAAGTCAACGAAAGCGGCGCAAAATCACAGATTACGTTTGCCTGTGAATGTGGAAATAGTTATAAAGAACGCACTGGATTATGGAAACATAAAAAGAAATGTAATAAAAATAACACTATTAAACTTGAAAATAAAGACACTGGTTTAGATGAAGAAGAGGATTTAGACGATTTAGAAGAAGAAGATTTAGAGCCAAGCAGTAAGGACATTATTAAAATGATGAAAATGCAGATGATTGAAAATCAGGAAATACGGAATCTAATTATTGAATTACTTAAGAAGGAAACAATCAGTAACAATATTAACAACAATAATAATACGATTAATAACAACAATTGTAACAACCAGTCATTCAACTTGAATTTCTTTTTGAACGAACAGTGTAAAGATGCCTTGAACATTGACGAGTTTGTTGACTCAATCAAGATGAATTTGTCAGATTTAGAGAATTTCGCGCATCTCGGTTACGCGGATGGTGTTTCTAATATATTCGCAAAGGGAATTAAGGAATTAGGAGTCCATTTAAGACCCATACACTGTAGCGACACTAAGAGGGAGACGCTTTACATTAAGAACAATGATGAGTGGATAAAGGAAACAGATGATAAACCACTCATTACAAAGGCAATTAAGAAAGTCGCATTTAAGAACATTAAACAAATCAATGAGTGGGTCAAGGAAAATCCAGCATGTAAAGACCCTCGAACCAAAAAGTATGACCAGTATAACAAAATAGTCATGAATGCCATGTCGGGTGTCACAGAGGAAGAACAAAAGAACAATATAGAGAAGATTGTGAAAAATGTCACAAAGTCGGTGGCAATTGAAAAATACGCTATACAATAAACGTATACAGTAAACGTATACAATAAACGTATACAATAAACAGTAAAAGAATACAATAAAATAATTATATTATTTAAATATAAATAACAATATGTCAGAGAGTGAGGATGATAAAGAATGGTTGGAAAAGATGGCAGCAATGCTTGAAACGATGGATGCCGAGTCGGCGGAAATATTACAAAGTATTTATGATAGATGTAAAGCACTAGGACTATCCTGTGCTTTTTTTTCAAAGGCTATGGTTGATATTATATCAATGAATACAAGAGTTACTGAGAGTGGAAATAATTTTAGACTTACAGGTCCAGACAATGATATCCTGGACCCACCTGAAAGTGTTGGTGATATCTTAGCGTGTTGTTTAGCATTAGACGCAAAAACACAACTTATGAATTTATTAGGTATATACGCAAAGCCACCAGTTACCAATCCACCTGGATTTATCAAAAACGAAAATGGAACTGATAAATATGCTGCGACAAAAGCGGAATTTAAGAATGTTTCTACACCAGGAGACCCAGGTATAAGTATTTTTTTACCAAGACAATTTGTGAAAAGTGATATTGTAAATTACAAGATTATTGAAAAATGTGGCAACGATTTGATAATATATATAATACGTGGCAACGATGTTATCGGATTTGCGAATGTGTGTTTTACATTTTTTAGTGATGATTATTTTCAACCTGAAAAAGGCATTTTTTGGAATTTTTTTGGAGTGAAAAATCCAACACTTGGGGAACCACAATTCGGAGACAGAGTTACTGGAAGACAAATTTTGGAATTGCTTGAAGATTTGTTTAGGTTATTACGTTTTAAAAGAGAGTGTGTTCCACGTGAAGTTCCAATTCCAGGTTATGAAAACGTATTTGACTCTGGAGAGATAGATAAACTAGCAGGTTGCGCAGCTGGATCAGGAGCATTAAGATTTTGGACAAATAATAATTATATTCAAATAAGTAAGGAAGAAGCAAAAGCTGCTGGATGGACCGATGAAGAAATAGATGACCCGAACATTTTTCCAGTTGAAAAACGTCTTGACAAAATAGAAGAAGCAAAAGCGACAGTAATAGCAGCAGTAGAAGAAGAATCTGTTTTTTCTGCCGCAGAAACACAATCCATGATAAACGCTCGTTCACAATCCAAAGGTACTCCTATTCAGCCTGAGACATCATCACAATTTCCATCTCGATTCAAAACACCTGGGTCATCTCGGCGTTCATCTAATGCGTCATCTTTAGCGTCAAATGCGGGTGGTGGGGGATCTTTAGCAACACAAAAATCCATGTTTCAAATACTGCCTAGAGTTAATAATACAATTAGACGCGAGAGAATATTAGCACAAGGAGCAGCAAATGCTACAGCTTATAATCCTTTGGGCGCAGGTGGTGGCGGCGCAATGAGATTCGAACACCAATCTCGAAAGCCTGAGTATTTAATGCCCGATGACGTCACTCGACAACAAATAGAAAACGAATTAACTAATTTAAATAATTTATTCGGAAACAGGGAAAAAACACCTGAAAACCAGGCATCTAATAATCCTATAGAACAGGATAAGAAAGAAGCTATTGTAGAGGATTCGGGTGTTCTTACTTATGATTCAGATGAGGAAGTTAGATTATCTAAGTTCCAGCAAGGTATGGCAAAGCAATCAAGAGATTTAGGACCTAGTTTTAGTAACAGTATACCAAGCGCAGGTATGGCAAAGGCTTCAAACACGTTTGCTAATTCTAATGTTTCTAGTAACCAAAGTAAACCACCCAGTAGTAATGTACAGCCGTATTATGAAAAATTCGCCATGCCAATTCAAAAAGAAATGTTTAAACAACATTTGGCATATGCTGATATGTCAGACAATAAGTCAATTAAAAAAAATGATGATAAAATCGATGATGAAGTTGTTCGAAATCCAAATATAGTTGTACATAACGTGACTAAGGAAATAAAAGATTATGAAAAAGCAGAAAGAGAAAAAAACCTAAGTAGACCACGGGACTTTGATGATCCGCCAAACCCAACAAAAAGATTCCGTCGAGGCGGTCGCAAAACAAGGGTAACAAAGAAAAGAAATACAAGGGTAACAAAGAAAAGAAACCCAAGGCAAAGAAGGATAACAAGAAGACGACAAAGAAGAAACACAAGACAAACTAAAAGAAGACATAAGTAATCAATTCACAATATATTCATTATACATACTTTCATAAGAGAATTATAACTTTTCTTATGAAACTTTAAACCATATTTCTATGTTTTCTATCTTTTTTCTAGTTTTATAAAGTTATAATAAAAAAGCCAAAAGTAAAAAGGGAAATGAAAAATGGACATTTTTGAAAATGTCCAAATTTTGGAACCCGAAAAAAGTTTCAAAAAACACTGTTTTTTCACATTGTGACTGAGATGCTGTAAATTACTTTTTCTGATAAAATAATTTGTGACGATATTTTTTCAAACTTTTACCAAAATTTATTTTCTATGCATAGGTTATGAAACAAATGAAACACTATTTGTCCCCCGAAATCCCCAAGTTTTTTTGCGAAAAATGCCAATACAAAACTAATAATAAAAAAGATTATACAAAACATTTAGGCACATCAAAACATGTGAGTGAAACAAATGAAACAGATGAAACCGCCAAAATCTGTCCAAACATTAATTATACATGTGATTGTGGATTGAATTTTAATAGTAGGACTACACTTTGGCGTCATAAAAAGAAGAATAATTGTATCAAACATAGCACTAGTAAAACAGACTTAGACGCTTGTAAAACTGACTTAGAAGAAGACATAGAAGAGCCAAGTAGCAAAGACATTATAAAAATGATGAAAATGCAAATGATTGAAAATCAAGAAATACGTAGCCTGATTATTGAGCTACTTAAGAAGGAGACAATGAATACTATTAACAACAACATTAATAACAACATTAGTAATAACAATTGTAACAACCAATCATTCAACTTGAACTTCTTTTTGAATGAACAGTGTAAAGACGCCTTGAATATTGACGAATTTGTCGACTCAATCAAGATGAATTTGTCAGACTTGGAGAATTTCGCACATCTTGGTTACGCAGATGGTGTTTCAAATATATTCGCAAAGGGTATCAAGGAATTAGGAGTCCATTTACGACCTATACACTGTAGCGACACTAAGAGGGAGACACTTTACATTAAGAACAACGATGAGTGGATAAAAGAAACAGACGACAAGCCTCTCATTACAAAGGCGATTAAGAAAGTGGCCTTCAAAAATATCAAACAAATCAATGAGTGGGTCAAGGAGAATCCAGCGTGTAAAGACCCTCGAACCAAAAAGTATGACCAATACAACAAAATCGTCATGAATGCGATGTCGGGTGTTACAGAGGAGGAACAAAAGAACAATATAGAGAAAATTGTGAAAAATGTCACCAAGTCAGTGGCAATCGAAAAATACGCTTTACAATAAACAGTGAACGTATACAGTAAACGTATACAGTAAATAAAATAAATTATTCATATAATTTGCTTTATTTATTTATCTTCTTTTTACTCTTGTTTTAACCTTTCTTGTTCTTCTTTGCCTTCTTTGCCTTCTTGTTCTTCGGGTTCTTATTTGTCGTCGTTTTGTTTTGCGCCCGCCGCTTTTACCGCCTTCTCTTTTATATTCACGCAATAATCTAGAAAATAATTCATCTCTAAACAAAAAAAAAGACCAAAATTGCATTTGATTATTAGTAGGAATTTGTATAATTTCTTCCTTGGAGAAAAATGTTGGACATATAAATAATCCTGAATAATATGTTTTAGTTTCTGAATAATAATAACGGTCGCAACAACATATAAGCAATCCTTCTTTAGGAAAGAAACATAAATGATAACTAAACGCTTCTCTTGTAACGTTGAAATCTAAATTACCAGTCAGTTCAAGGTCAGTATTTCTCATTACATCATGTAAAGGTGTTGTATTTGGAGATGAATCTAGAGTAATATCATATACTGCTGCTCTATCTAGAAAAAACCTATGAGTGTCAGGATAGGATAAATTATCTCCACTTCTTATTGAAAAATAATAAATTATATTACTTACTCCTTTGTCTTTTAAATATTGAAATAATTTATCAAAAGGTTCAGGTTTCATTTGTCCACCTTCATAATCTTTTATTTGACTAGGGTCTAAATGAAGTAAAATAGTATTACTATTATTTTCGCCAAATGTGATAATTACAACAAGGCAAGCATTTATGATAGGTGCTGACAAATTAATCTCTGTGAATGGAGCTAGTTCATTTATTTTACGATTATCAATGTCAACATACTGGGATGGATAATCCAAGTCATAATGGATATATCCTTTTGAAAGATCTAATGAACACATACCATCTTTATAACCAACATTAACTGTGCTTCCACCACCAGTAACAGGTCTACTACTTTTACTACTACTACTAGTAAGAGCACTCCCACCACCAGCAGCACTACTACTATTACTATTACTATTAGTATTACTATTACTATTAGTATTACTATTACTATTAGTATTACTATTACTATTAGTATTACTATTACTATTAGTATTACTATTACTATTACTACTAACAGCAGCTCCAATACTATTACTATTATAAGCTCGTTTCGTGCCTGAAATATTCGGTGGTATGCCCGCTTTTTTCATATCAGTGTATGGTGTGCCAAGAAAAGGATACACTGCGTAGCCTTCTCGAGTATATCTACCGACGCCGCCTGCTGGTTTAAGATTAAGGTTATCAGGACTGGCAAATAATTCTAGAGGTTCGTGTAAGGTTTTCTGTTTTTTATAGCGAACGAAAGTTGGTTCAAACATAGCGAACTCGTCATCTCTACCTTGATCCATTAACTAATTATTATATAATTATATTTTATTATTTTATCTAAATAATAAAATGTTAATCTATCAAAGTTTCCAATACATCTCGGACACCCTGTGTTATCGGATTGTCCCACGCGTCAAGAATATATCCCGAATACAAATATATAACCCCCACATTGCCAAATACATGAACTAAACTATGAAACAGACAAGACAAATAAAGTCTTTTTTGGTCATGATTGTAATTACTTAAAATGTAACACAATAATCCAATCGAAATATACACATAAAATGTATACGCGTATTCGGCGCCTACACTGCGAAAAATATTATATATAACCGATGAATGAACGCAACTAACATCCAAAGTCCGCTCCCAAGTGTTATACCGAGGTTTTCGCCAGTAATTAAGAGAGGTGACAAAAATGGTGCCCGGGAATATCACAAAATTATATTTTTTTACATACACGGTGTAGCAAGTGGTTAAGAGAAATGACCACGAGGTGTGCCATAAGTAATTGTATTGGATTGGGTTGTAAACATATATTTCTTCTTCTTCTTCTTCATTCGCGTTTAAAACTTCATTTTCTATAACTTCTTCTTCTACTATTACTTCGTTTATAACTTCGGCACCTAATTCTGCTCCTAATTCTGCTCCTAATGCCGCTCCTTCATTCGCGTTTACTAATTCCGCCATTTAATAAATACAATATTTATTATAATTTATTGTCTTTATTATATTTTCTACACTTTTTATTATTTGTTTAATATATAAACAAATGTCAGAATTTAAAGAGTTATCTTACGAATATTTAGAAAGAAACAAAGATACCAACTTTTATGAATTTAAAAAAAACCCTGATTTCAACGGTTGGACTTTGAAAAACCCCCCGGAACCCGTGTATATTGGTAAATATATATCCCGCGTTGGCAAGGGTTCATCAAACAACTTTTATTTTGTTTACAAATTTGAAAAGGGGCAGCTAAATACAAGCGGCGAAGACCCAAATCTTATAGAATATGTTTTACGTGATGTAGACGAAGCTGAAGCTAAAGGTAAAGGTAGAGGTAAGAAAAACCGTCGCACACGAAAAAATAGAAAATCTAGAAAATCGAAGAAATCTAGGAGTCGCCGTTAATTATATATCCTTTCCTATAACAGGGACTTTGAAAAATACAAAGGAAACAATCTTGTTGTAAATTCGAAGACAAATCGCAATCAAAATTAGCACCATAATTGCCACCTTACCTAGGTCCCAAATCGTATCCGAAGCAAACCCAAGAATATAATCAACTGGCGCTTTTATTATACCATCTACACCGGATATAAAACTGCCTGTAAAACCCGACACATGTAGTTTAATTTGCCGCCCGAGTTGCTCCCACTCGATAACACTGTAATTCTGTCGTCTGTCCTCTTGGAAAATCTCTTGTTCCCGAATATAATTCTCGGCATCTTTTTTGAGCTGCTTATTCTTGAAATCCTGTATCAAACGGTCGGCCTCCTCTCTTGCTCTTCTATCTGCCTCTTCCAAAGCCTTTTGAGCCCTCTTCTGTTCCAAAAGTGTTAATTCATACTTTGAAGGCGTCTCGTGTCCCGCAATCGACGCCTCTTCCCAAATGTCGGTCCAAAATTGCCGCAAATTGGCGAAATACTCGTCCATGGTTAAGGACCGCCGCCCTATATTGGATAAATAAGACGGCAACCGTTGCTCCAGCTTGTGTAAAATGGGCAATATATATTTGGCCTTTTCCACAAGGGTCTCCTTTTGTTCCTTGTTAAAATCGCTCTCAAAGTCGTATTTTAACCCTTTATCTTTATCCTTATCCTTAGAATAACCTTTTTTGAAGCCCTTATTTAAGCCGCGAATATAGCTGTTGTCGATAATATTTTGGACGACAACTGTAAAGTGTTTAATGGGGTTCACGTCGAATGCGGATACAATTGTGTTATTCACGGAATTAAAATATAGTATATAGGGGGCGCCGAAAGTGTCGAAACACAGACTATTTAGGAAAGATTCGCGCCGATTTAGGGCGAGCCGTAAAAGCTGATAGTCATACATTTGCTTGCGGGCGTCGTGTGCTAAGTCTTTGTCCAAGTCTTTTTCTAATGCTTTGAGAACCAGTTTAGTATCCTCTTTTTTTTTCTTTGGAGATGAAGAAAAGAAGCCGAATAACCCCGAGTCCTCTTCTTCTTCTCCTCCTAAACCTTCTTCTTCTACTACGTTATTACGTATTTCCGTTTCCAATTTGGTATACAAAGAGTAAGATAGAGGGAGAGAACTGGTTGTTTTAGCAATCATATTGTCACACATATTTAGGAGCCCATCGGTCGCATTAATAATGAGACGGTTTAACAAGGCAACTTCTTTTTGTAAATAAGTGTCTTCTCTTCCTTCTTTAAAAGAAAAGAAAGAAAACGAAGAAGAAAAAGAAAAAGGAAACACAGAAGTCCATTTATTTAGCATATCTTTTTTTTCAAAGTCATGTAACCCGAATGTAGTCTCTACAATGTCATTCGAAGGCAAAACGTAATTAACCAGTGTATAATCGTTTACCATTATAACCTTGTTTTCATTATTTTGTTTGTTTAAGAACAGTTCCGTATTTGTTGAAACAACATTTTGAACCAATAATAATTGCAAAAATAATAATATATAAACCATTGTCTTTGGTTAGTTATCACAAATCTGTTTATATATTTTTAATTTATTATCTAGAAATAATATATAATATGAGTAGTCAAACAATGAGAGAAGATGCGGAAAGATATGCCTATGAACAAAACGCAAATAATAATAATAATAGTAGTAGTGCTGCCGGTGGCGGTGGAAATAACAGTAGTACTAGCAATAAGAGGGAAAGAGATGATAATAGTAATAGTAATAGTAATAGTAGAGCTAGGTCATTGTGGGATGAATGGAAAAGAATACAAGATTCCAGTAACCCTTACATTCCGTTGGATTTGATGCAGTCTACATTTCGTGAGTTTATTCAAATTAATGGGAGTGGTCAAATGGAACTAAAAAACGGTGTAGAAAATAATATGAGAGATAACGAAGGATATCAAGCCGCACTTAGAGCGATGAAGATAGTAATATCTTATAATAACAAACCAATAAATGAAACAACAAACACATTAAACCGCAATTCTAATTTTTCACCAAGATCAACTCTTAGTAATACTGTCCCTGGACAAGACATTCAAGGTACTAATATGAATAGTCTAATCGTTCATGATGCTGAAAATAGCGATATATTGGCATCAACAGCTAAAAATTGTTTAAATAGATTAAAAGACATAGATGATAATATTGCGCGTATTAACGCAAGAATGATAACTCAATTTCAAAACGGACTCTCTAGTTCTGCTGAGGATGTAAAAACATTAAAAGAGCAAAGAGTTGACGCACAAGTTAAAAGACAATTAATAGAGACTTTGTTAGAAGTTACATGGGATACACAGTCTAAAAAATTAAGAGACTCAAACTTTCAAAACCGTGCAGGAATTACCCTTGAGGCTAATCAAGTACGCACTATCAATAGGACGCGTAAAGAAAATAAAATGTTGGAACTAGAGCTACGTCTTAGTACTTTTGCGAACTTTTACACTGAAGCCGAATTTAATCATGTAATGGATAGTGTAATGAATGGACTCGATGCCGGAGAAAACAGAGTAGCTGCGGTGAGACAAGCTGGTGCCTGGTTTAAAAATGCTAGAGACATATTGACCGCTATTTCTGAAGAAAATGGCAGGCTTGCTGCTGAAGTATCTGTGGTAGGAGGGTTTTTAGGTGGTTTGTCAGGATTGTCTATTCCAACATTAAGCGGTGGTTCGGGAGCGGTACAGCGTGCCGCTCAACTAGGATTATTTACCCCAGGTCCTTTAACCGAACCAACCCTTATTTATAAAGCATTGTCGTTAGGCCAACAAATAATTGCTGGGATGTGGAATGTAGCAACCGCACCAGCACGTTTAGTTCAGGCTGTTGTTTCTTACGCACCAAACACTTGTCTCTTTCTAGGTGCTGCTGGTGCTATTTGGCACCTTGCTCTAAATGAAGTTGATAGGGCTGTACTAAGAAGTATTGCGAGTCGGGGAGCAGATGCTGGAATGCGTATTGCGAGTCGGGGAGCAGATGTTGGAATGCGAGGAGCAAATGCGGTTTATAACATAAATTCTGAATTTCGTGATTATCTTCTTGAGAGGGGTTTTCGAGAACTTACTGAGGACATGGTTGATGATTTAGTATCAATAGCATCATCTAGTAGGGCTTCAAACGCAGGCAATAATTCAATCGCGCCTGATACAATCGAGGGTAATAATTCAATTGCAGCTGCTAGAATGACGGCTTCAAACGCAGGCAATAATTCAATCGCGCCGGATACAATCGAGGGCAATAATTCAATTGCTGTTGATACAATCACGGCTTCAATTGCGGGTGATACAAAAGCAAGTCAAGCAATCGCAGCTTCAATTGCGCGGTCAACTGATAGTAAAGCATCTAAGTTAGTTTCTGATTTAGAAGAAGCAGCTGCTGCTGGAAATGTTAATAAATTTTTAAGAATTATCCAAAGTAATGAAGCTAGCTTGGGACAAAGAGGAGCAATAGATAGAGCATTGACTGATGACGCATTATTGGCGCAGCAGCAAATATTGTCAGATAGTGCTGTACCAACAGAAGTAAATATCAATGAAAATGATGGTAACGTGAGTGATTTGAGCCAGCCGTCTCAAGGATTTTCCCAACAATTCAATTATGCGCCGGTACCTACATCACCAGGGAAAGAAGGGTTTATGCCTATGGAAGCAATATCAGGCAACCCTAATGAAGCAAAAGGAGGTCCTGCCCCAGGAGAAAGGGATAGATTAATTGATTCAGAAATGGTACAATCTGACGACGAAGACGAAGACAAAAATGTCGGCGGTCGCCGCAAATCACGAAGACGTAGAAGTCGTTCAACTAAAAGACGACGTGGAACAAAAAGAAGAAGGGGAACAAGAAAAAGACAAAGAAGATACACGAAACGAAGACGAGGACTAAGAAGACGATAATTACTACGTTATAAAAACGAATGTTTAAAAATACTACGTTATAAAAAACGAATGTTTAAAAATACTACGTTTATAAAAGAAAAACCAATTAAGTTATAAATAAAAAATAATAGTCTTTTATTTATAATATACTAACAAATGTCTTTACAGAAAGAGAAAACAATCGTGTCATACTTCAATACTCGTCAGGATTTTCTAAATCTGTTATCGAAAAACCCCGGCCTCGTCATTTTAAAGCTAGGTGCCACCTGGTGTGGGCCATGTAAGAAGATTAAGCCAGTTGTAGACGCATTCTATGCCTCGTCCCCCGACA